GACCGCATCCGCCGCAGAACTCAACCTGTTGGATGGCGCTGACTACGGGGCTAACGACTCCGCTGGAGCTGGCTTCCGTTTCGTCCGAGTTCCTAACGCCTAATGAAAAAATATCTCTTTATCCTCTTTTTTTTGTCTGGCTGCAACTCGTTTGGGTCAAATGTTAAAGAACAAAAGACCATAGACCTGAAAGGGTCGGATAAAGTTGATGCCGCGTTTACGGAGTCTAGAAAAATTGAGGCTCCAATTCCTCCCAATGTAACCATGTCGGGCTCTGGCAATTCTACGGTGACTTACACCCCACCCGTGCAAGTCCCCGTTAGGACGGAAACCGTTGACACTGGGCGAGATTTAAAATCCTCGGCTTGGGTGGACCAGTCCATCAGCCAAGTTTTTGAACAGCACAGCGGATTGTTCTATTTGTTTGGTGGACTGGCCGTTCTGTTGGTGGTTTATGCCATCACGCTATTTGAGAAAACCAAGACAGCAAGGGCAGTATTCGCTTTGGGCGACATGGTGAACATGGTTACGCGCAGGCTCGTTGATACGGATCGCGGGACCGAAGAGCACAAGGCGCTTTCCCAAATTCTCAACGAACTCACCGAAAAACGCAGGGCCATCGAAACAAAACGAAAATGAAGGCCCCCATCGTAAAGTCCAACTCTGTCACCGAGCTTCAAATCTTGGTGAATCAGATTGTTGACCTCATCAATAATCAAAAGAGTGAGATAGATGCTTTGCGAAAATCCGTTGTGCTTCAATCTTTGGAAATTTCCAGATTACTAAACAGGTAATGGAAACCGCTTGGATGCCCCACTCTGGGGCACAGCAATTTGCGTGGGAGCACATGGAAGTGGATCAACTTCTGTATGCTGGTGGGCGAGGATCGGGGAAAACATCTTTTTTGCTGGGATGTTTCCTAACCCAAATTGGGATGTACGGCAAGAGTGCGCAGGGTTTAATTCTTCGCCGTCAATTCCGAGATTTGCGGGAGATTATCAAGCAAGCCAAGGAAATGTTTGTGGATACGGGCATGGCCCGCTACAATTCCACCGAACATATCATGCACTTCAAAGGCCCGTATGCTGGGGCGACGTTGGAGTTTGGAAACTTAGAGCGACTGGACGACTACTCGCGATACCACGGGCGGGCGTTTAGTTTTATCGGCTTCGATGAACTTACCGAATTTGAGTGTTGGGAAATGGTTGAACGTATGGGCTCAACTCTACGTTCAAAAGACCCCAGGGTAAAACCCATCTTTCGGGCCACGGGAAACCCCGGGGGAAGATTGCACCAAGATGTAAAACGACGGTTTGTTGATCCGGCTCCCAATGGTCGCCAACTCATGCGGACGAAGAAAGGGCAAACCCGCATGTACGTTCACTCGACGGTGAAGGACAACCCAACGCTTTATCTGAACAACCCCGAGTACATCACTTGGCTGGAATCGCTATCTCCAATTCTTTACAAGGCATGGTTTGAAGGGTGCTGGGATATTGCCCTCGGCGCTTTCTTCGCGGACGTTTTTGACAAGAATAAGCATGTGGTTGGCCAATTCCGGCACCAAGACATCCCGAGCAATTGGGAGATTCGCAGGGCGTTTGACTGGGGAAGCACGGCCCCATTCGCTTTGCTTTATTACACCATCAGCAATGGCGACCCTTTACGGGATGGCCGAGTATTCCCGAGGGGTGCCATCTTGATTTTGTGGGAGCTTTACGGGAGCAGTGGAGAAGAAAACCCCGACGAAGGCTTGAAGTGGTCAACCATTCAGGTGGCCAAGTTCATTCGGGAGTGGGAAAATACCCATGCTCTTTACACCAGAATGCTAGAAGGGCCAGCCGATACCCAGTTGTGGGCCAACACCAATGGCAGCGGGTCGAATTTCTATATTGATTTTGAGCGGGAGGGCATTCGATTCAATAAGGCCATCAAGAATCCCGGCTCAGCGGTGGTGGGGTGGGAGCAGATAAGGACTAGGCTTGTGGGGATAGACGGGAAGCCGTTACTTTATTTCTCGGAGGAATGCCCGCACTCTATCAGGACGATCCCAGAAATAGTTAGGCACCCAACAAGGCTGGACGATATTGCCGATCACCAGCCCGACCACTTATTGGATGCCTGCAAATATTTATGCTTGGCAAATTACATTCAGCCTTTGTTTACGAGCAATCCAAGGGATGGATATTATGGGACCAAGGGGCCGACGCAATTGGCTGTTTAGTCATCGAATAATATCCCAGTCAGCTTTCTTGCAGTAAACCTCATGGCAATTCAGGCAATAGATCATTCCTTCCTGTCCGAGTTTATTTAGTATAGAAACTTCGGTGGGTAGACGGCGAATCTTTTTGCTTTGGCAGTGCGGGCATTTAGGTTGTTCGTTCATTGAAGACGGGTTCCTCTGTTAATTGTTCTGAGCTATGATGGCTCTCTAGGTTTATGGAGGTTAGGCGCAGGCCATCGGTTTTGTTTCGCTGCAAAAGGAGATCGATAAACTTCTCCCCCCTCACGATGCTGGCTTGGCCGGATTTGTCCTTTGCGATGCCAATAAGCTCAGCCGTGAACTGGGACTTTATTTTCTGGCGCTTGGTGACGGCAAAGTTTTGGTTGTCGATGTTCTGTTTGTAGACGGATGGGCGTTTTTCACGAATCCACCGGAGCAAGTCTTGGGGTTCAATGAAAAAAGAATTCCCAACTCTGGACATGGGTAATCCGTCCTCACGGACGAACGAGCAAACGGTTTTAATGCAAACCCCAAGGATTTGGGCAACCTGTTTTTTATTGAGCAATAGTGGTATTGTATTTTGTTCCATCGTGGAATTTTAGGGAAAAAGCCGGAAAAGTCAAGTTTAGCTTAAATGAAAAGCACGGGCGCACACTAGGATTGCAAAATGGACGAATCGGAAGATAAACTAGATCGGATTGGGCAGTGGCTCAAGACGAAGCTAGAATTCTGCGCGAACCACAAGCGGATCAACTATTCCGATAAATGGGAACGGTATGACCGCATGGTGAAAGGCGTTTATTCAAACGCTTTCGATTTGAACGACAAAAACGAGAACTGGCGAAGTCAACTCTACTATAACATTATGGAACAGAAGCGGCAATCCGCTCTTTCACAAATTGATGACGCTCTTGGAAATGGCGGCAAGTTTCCGTTTTCGCTCAGCCCAACGCCTGATTCTGAGTCCGACGAGAAAGTAAACGCCCAACTTCTCAAGCTTGGAATCAATCTTGAAGAAGCCATTCGGGACATGCAACGCAAGATTGACGACAATCTGTTAGAAAGCAAGTCGCTGATAGAGCTACGGAAATCCGCCGACGATGCTAGCAAGTATGGTGCTGGCGTGTTCTTGGCCCCTTATGTTTTTGTGGATTTGGCTAGGCGAGTCAAGCTAGAGATGCTTTCCAACATGCCGGAGATACCACATGTGCAGAACGAGAAGGGCGAGTTTGTTCCTGATCCGGTCGCCTATAAAGAGATCCGTGACAAGTATTTGGAGGATCAAGTCATCCCCAAATTGAGCCTTGAGAAAATTGAGCGCGTTGGATTCCGACGAATCAAGCCTGCCGATTTTTTCCCTGATCCTTCTTGTGAGGGTGATACCCAGAAAGGCTTTGGCATGTTTATCAGGAATCACTATTCACCGGCCACCCTCAGAAAGATGGCCGATGAGATGATCGACCTGGGCGATGAGAAGATGCAGAAATACGATAGGAAGTCCATTGGCAAAGTTTTGAAAAGCTACCGTGACGAATCGGCCACCATTGCCAGTTTGAACGACACCCTACAGCAAAACCGTTTTGACCTAGAGAGCGACGACCTCAGCAATAGGGGAATTCCCATTTACACATTCTTTGGTGATGTGATGCGGGCCGATGTGAGCGACTTGGTTAGCGGCGTTGAAGGTGAGGAAGACGAAGACGACTTATCCCAATTTGACACCATGCCGGTCATCATCGACTTTCACCGCGATGGGACCATCATCCGCATTATCAAGAATCCTCATCCCAGTGGGCTTAGGCCTATGCACTGTTGGCAGTGGGAGAAGATCGATGGCGAATGGGTGGGCAAGGGAATACCTGAAAAACTTGAAGGCCTGCAAGCGGAGTTTAACCGCTTTCTGCGCTACTGGGTAGACAACAAGCTTCTTTCTAGCTCCGTGATTATTGGGGTGATTGCCAGCAAATTGGCCCGCGAGGATGGCGAGGATTTGGCCATGTTCCCCGGCAAGGTTTTCTTTTTAAGGGATGGTGAACGAATCCAAGACATGATTCAGCAATTGACCATTGTTGACGTGTCCGGATCCTTCCTTGAAGGGATCGACAAACTTTTAAGCCTCATCGATTACGAATCGGGCGTGCCTAGAGTTATTGAGGGCCAGTCCGGCATAATTGCCAAGACAGCTTTTGAAACTCAGCAGCAGGAATCCCACGCCCTAAAACAATTGGCCAAGGTGGTCAAGAATATTGATGAGGCCATTGTCGCTGGGGTAGAGATGATCTACCAATATGTGCTGGTTTACGGGGATCAAGTCGGGACCAAGCTCGGAGACTTTAAGGTTCAGGCCACCGGAGTTGCGACCTTTGAAAGCAAGCGCATGAAGATGTTTGAAATCGACACTCTGATTCAGTTGGCCATGAGCTCCCCAGATTTGATGGTGCATTTCAACATCCGCAAAATCATTGAGGACAAAGTTAAGCTATTGGGCGTTGATTCTGACAAGTACCTGAAATCTTTTGAAGAGGTCAAGGTCGCTCAAGAGCAACAGGCCATGATGGCCCAGAAACAGCAACAACTAGCCATGCAGGCCGTCGCGCAAGAAAAGATGGACGATGCTAGGGCCAAGATTGCCGTAGAGCAAGCCAAGTCCGAATTGCAAAGCGGCTTGGAAGCGGCCAAGTTAAAGGCCCAAGCCCAGTTACAGCAAGAGGCGCAAGACCATGACATGAAAAAGAAGATCATCGATATTGAGGAGTCCAAGAATGATAAGGACTGATTCTATCGAAGGACTTAAATTCAACGAGATAGCCGATGGCATCCGATCAAAGTCGGCTTCCGTTTTGAGATCATCCAGCGATCAACGGGCATTGTTCAGAGCACAGGCCGAGCTTGATTTGCTGGACCAATTTCACAAGGCTTTTTTCGAGGAAAAGCAAAGGAAACATGAGTACAAAGAACTTAAATAAATCTGAGGCTGAGGCCCCAGAGCAAACCGGACTTCCCACCACGGCCCCGGACGCTACTGGACTTCCCGACGTCGAAGAAAAAAACCAAACCCAAGACAAAGAAGAATCTTGGGGCGAAGTCAACGCGAAGTTTGATAAGCAAGAGGAACGCCCTTTAGATCCGAAGGTTGAGGCCGAAGTATTGCGCCGACAACTTGAAGAAGAAAGGAAAGCCCGAGCTACCGCCGAAAAGCGAATGTCAGACACTCATCGCGAGAACCGTTCAGTAAAGACTGAAATTAAGGCTTTACTTGAACAGATTGAAACGCTCAAAAAGCAACCCGAACCCTCGGCTTCCCACACGGCCCCGACGACCAAGGTTGAAAAAAAGATTCTCGATGAACTTGAATTAACCGAAGAGGAAAAAGACCTGCTTGAAATACAGCCCGAGGTCAAATCCCTGCTCGAAAAAATGGCGTCAAAATTGGAAAGAGGGATCTCCCAATACGACGTTAAGAAAGAAGAGCAATCCCGACAAAGGAAATTGCATGAACTAGAGAAAGACCTCAGCAATCGTCTTCATTCCGAATGGCTCGATGGTGTCAAGAAATTGCACAGCGACGCCGACAAGGTGACTGAGACGAAAGAGTTCAATATCTGGCTGAAATCCAATGAGGATATTCGGGCGGCCATCATCGATTCTAAAGAACAATATGACCCATCCGGCCTAGCCGAATTGCTGGACATTTACAAGAGTCGCCAAGCCGAAATCGAAAGATTGAAAAAGGTTAAATCTTACGGGCGTCAATCGTCCGTATCTCAACCCACTGTATCTCAAGCCTCCAACGATGGCGAAGAGAGCTGGGAAGAGATTAACCGAAAATTAGAGAGATCCCATTCCAATTCCAGTCGGTATTAAATTTAGGAGATACCATGTCTTACGGTCAGAATGCGGGTGAATTACCCTTTAACGTCGGCAAGGACATCAAAGCCAAATGGATCTTTGATGTTCGTGAAATGACACAAATCCACAAATTTGCAGGCGAAACCAACTTGCAAAAGCGCAAAGGCGATACGGTTCAAATAACCCGCCTCAAAACTCCCGATCCTATCACGAACAGCCTTGAGGGTGCAGAAGAACCCGGCATGAGTGAGATCGATTACGAACGCTTGGAATTCAAGCTCAAACGTTACTCTCGCTATTTCCCATTGTACGGCCATGTGGTTAAAACCCACGACGACGATGTATTGGGAATGACGATGAGCACCTCGAAAGAGCAAGCATCCCGTTCGATTGAAACCCTGAGCGTTGATATTATCACCTCCGGTTCGCAAGCCTTTTACGCGACTGGGACACAGACCAGCCATGTTAAGGACTACTTGCGCGGCGGTTTGTTGAATGTTCAGCAACGCTACCTCGAAACCAACGAAACCCCCAGCATCACCAAAGTTCAAAAGTCCACCAGCGACTTCGGAACCTACGGCATCGATGCTTGTTTCATCACCTTTGCCCCCCATGAATTGGCCGACGACTTCCGTCGCTTGGATGGATTCGTGAAAGTGCAGGATTACAGCTCGCGCATTACCCCCTTCCCTTTCGAGATCGGAAGCTACGGGCGTCAACGTGTGATTTGTTCTGGCTTCGTTAAAGCCAATCCCGGTGCTGGTGCGTCGTTAAGCTCTCCTGAGCAAGCCGACATTATGAATACCGCCGGAAAAGCCGACGTTTTCAGCATTGTGACCTTCGGGAAAGATGCTTTCGACTTCGGTGGACTCCAGGGCGAAGAATCCGTGAAGCTGACTGTTTACAATGCCAAACCTTCCGACACCGACAAGAACGGCAACAAAGGCCACATTTCTTGGTTGGCTTGGTTCGGTGGGCTCATCAAACAGCAGAAGTACATTAGCCGCATTGAATGTGTGGCCAAAACCGATTCCAAACTGGCTGCATAAGGAGAACTGAAATGCACAATACCGTTGTAAAAACAATCGCCGCGACTGGGGCCGTAGGGCTTCGAATTGGCTTGGGCTTTATCCCAAGTTTTTGCCGAATCCTCAATACGGTTTCCGGCAAATCCGTTGAGTACGTCAACCCTTCCTTGGTTTACAACCAACGCCAAATCGACGCTGGCCTTGTGACCGTGGAAATTGAAGACGGCGAGTATATCGGCACGGATGGCACGCTGAAAACCGACGACAAACTCAAACGCACAGTAGCTGGTCGCATTGGGCATGTTGAGAAGGACAATAACGGCAACACCTTGCCCGAGGGTCTTATTCTCGACAACATCGCTGACATCAACGACACTGCCGCCGAGCTTCTGCTCGTAACGGCATGGCGCCAAGAAGTCTAAACAAGTAAATTTCCTGACAGGGGCTCCGGCCCCTGTCTTGTTTGACAAAAACCACCATTTTCGAGGAATCTCATGTTACCAAATGCTTTACCAAGTTTAGACAAAGACCCCTATTGCTTTGTCATCGCAAAATATAACCGCCCCAACGAATCCTTTCCCAGTCGATTGGATGTTGGCGTGAACGGACACAAGGCATCCTTTCTGGATGGTCGATGGTGTATCGCCCCATGGTTCCTTGTAGCCATGGCAAAGAAGGCCTACAACCTTGGCCACCGAGACAAGAAGCAAGGCGACGACGACACACAGGAAACCTTTCGGGTTTTTGCCAATATCGATGTGATCGAAGTGCCCAAAGAATACAACAGCCCCGAGGGGATTCCAAAATTATTGGCCATGGCTAAGGGAGAGAAAGATCAAACCTCTCCATATTTCCGACTCTATAGCGCAACGAGCTATTTTGTTTTTGGGGAACTCAGCCGTCGAGAAGTGGACGCTTCGGACGTTAGTAAAAAGAACCTCCACGCGGAAGATTCCAAAACGAAAGAATTGGAATCCAAGTTGGCCGAGAAAGACGATCAAATCGCGATGCTGGCCGACAAGTTTCAGATGCTCATGGCCAAGGTGGACTCTATGCAAGCCCCAGCGCCAGAGGTTCCCGCTCCGACAAAGAAAAAATCCGGTCCCAAGCCCAATGTCGAGGATGTTCCCGCCGATGGCATGATTATGGTTGACGATTAACGAATGCCCGACTTCATCATTTCAGAATTCCGAGGCATCAACACCAAGAAGGAAGATGCCGAAAACGGCATTGCGCTATCCGCAAAGGTGGCCGTTAATGTTGACCTTCGGGGAAGAATTCTGAAGGCCTTTAAGACCGATGCTCCCATTGATCAGGGGCATGTTGGTGAAGTCGTGCAGTATGGCCCAGACGTTTTGAGCGGAAAGGAAAACTATGTCACCTTTTCGCTCAATGGCTTTGATGTTTTGCTCTACAAAGAGCAGGGCAAATGGAAAAGAATCGTTCGCAAGCCCGGGCTTCTCAAGAGTCAACCCATGGTCCCCGTCAGC